CCGTAAGTGTTCGTTCCGTCTTGGAAGAACGAGAAAATGTCAAACTTGTTGGCAACACTGGTTGCAGTTGGCGTTGTGCCGTTAGGCCATTTCAGCGTAGAACCACCCGCCCAAGACAACGCATCTGTACTTGCGTACTTCACAATAATCGTAAAACTCTTGCCCGACACAGAAGATGGCAAAGTAACGGTAGTCGAGCCGCTAGTTGTAATCAGTTGCAGTGTGCCATTCGACAAGTTAACGCTAGTGTTGCCGGTAGCCGAATACAGGGTTTCCGTATAGTTGGTCACCGTCGGCAGGGTAAGTGTCAAATTTCCGACAGAAGTTGTCGTGCTGCTGGCTGCAATCGACGTATTACCTAGCGTAATTGGGAATCCGCTGCTCCCCGCCGCTTGCGACACCCATGCAGTACCGTTAGAGGTCAGAACATTTCCGGCAGTGCCGACTGCCGTTAGACCTGTACCGCCTTGGGCTGCTGTAATCGCGGTAGCAACACTGCTGATGGTCACGTTTGCCATCGTCATGTTGTTTAGCGTTGTGACCGTATTACCAAGCTGGACGGATGTATTACCAATCGTTATCGGCGTAGCAAAGTTGTTATCCAGTTGCGATAACGGTATCGACGTTGTGACGTTAGCAAATATATTTGGGACAGCCATTTAGAACCTCACTCTCAATTCGTGTTCGTATTCAAAACCGTTAATAATCATCGCCGCTGAGTTGGACGTTACGGTCATTCCAAGATATTTACCCCATTGTTGCGCGTCAGTCTTGTACAACACATATCCTTGACCGCCATACCATTGGATCGTTGCACTGGCATTATTTGTCCAAGGAATAGCACTTCCGTAATTATTCAACCAATTAACATAATTGCCAAGATTGTAGACAGGGCTAGAACCAGTTTCGCTGTCTATCGTCGTATCCAACAAACCACCACCAGCAATAGTTGCCTCAATACCAATCTTTAGGGCTTGCTTCGTCCTGATGGGGTCAGTCATTGGATCTAGTGCCGTTTGGATAATGCTAGGCACTGCGGCAGTCGTATCGTTGTACAGCAGGTTGAAATTGGTTCCGTTCGTGCCGTACATCTTAATTTTGCCGCCCGTAGGCACAGACACCAGCAAGGCAAGGTCAGATCCCTGGTTTGTGAAAAACCACTTCTTCTCAAAAAAGACTGCTTGGATGTAGCGATACGTTCCGTTGTCGTTGTAGCGGATATTAAACGCCGCACACAGGATATTGTTTAGCAGCACCTGACCTGCCGTTACCTTGGCAGTCGTAAAATCAATATTGGGGAATACGCCATCCAGCGCATCCGATAACTTGGAAGTCGTAGAACCGACCAGCGCGTACACACCGTACTCATTCATGAACAGCACAGAACGGAAGTACGGGAAGATGGCATAAGGTAAGCGAGTACCCACTGACGCGCTTACGTTGGTATTTGTGAATAACGTCGTACCAGCCGTTGATACCCTGACATCAGAAAAGACGTTGATGCTGTCCTGACCAAAGATGTACAGGAAGTTATTGGCAGACAACAACTGAACAATATTGCTGTGCAGCGTTGTATCGGTCAGAGTAATCGAACCAGCAGAAACGCTTGTAAAGTCGCTGTAGCTGCCAGCAGCAGAGTAATACACAGTCCTTCCCTGAGCCACCCAGTTGCGTCCAGAAAACGTCTGAATGCCGGAAACTGATTCGGTGGTAATGACCGCATTGGCTGTCGCATTAGAACCACCCCCGCCTGTGATTGTTACGGTGATATTGGCGGTATTGGTATAGCCAGTGCCAGGGTTAGTCATGATGACGCGAGAAATCTGACCGCCTGACAAGATTGCCGTACCTGCCGCATTTGTACCGCCACCACCAGAAATGGTAACTACCGTGTTGGATGCGTTGGTATAACCTGTGCCGCCGTTAGTCACATTGACTGCAACTGTGCCTTTTTTAAAGGTCACCAAGCTAGCAATAGCCGTAGCATTTGTGCCGCCACCGCCCGTGATTGTGACAGTCGGCGGGGAGGTATAACCAGATCCGGCTTCTGTTAGCGTGATAGTCGATACCGCATTAGCAGTAACCGTCGCTTGAGCCGTAGCCTGAATGCCGCCTGTTTGGTTAGGTGCTGAAATAACAATCGCAGGGGTACTGGTATAGCCGCTGCCACCATTGGTAATGGCAATAGAGCCAACAGAGCCAATAGAAACCAGGTTTGTGCCATCCCAAGAATAAACACCGTTGTTGGGATCACCGATAAGAACAATGTTGTCTTTCCACTGCGTTACGTTAATTCCCGTGTTGGAAAACGTGCCAGCTACTGCTACATTTGCCTTGGTATTGGTATCTATCCTGACCGATTCTGCCCTGCCATCTTCTTCAAATGCCAAAACATAATCAACAATGTTCAGATTGCAAGCAGCAAGAGTAGAAACGGTATTGCCGAACGCAACGCTGATGTTGCTGTACGTCGGCATGATCTTCAGGTTAGCGTAACCAATAGGCATGGCATTTTCCAGCCATGCAAACTCATCCTTATCAATAGCCGTGCGATTAGCCTTGGTGTTAACACCTTTGAAGTTCTTGACTACTTCGTAGCTTTTCTTTTGCTCTGTCGCAGCCATGATTAGAAAGGATTGCTATAAGGATCAGGTAAACGCCGTGTAAATGTCGTGTTGAGAACAGAGCGCACTTTATTGACGTATTGCTGATAGTAAATCTCAGATTCGCCATAAGACTGCTCTTTGAATTTCGCTGTGTAAGCAGCGTAATACGCTACGGGCGTTGTGTATGGGTCAATAATGGTATCCACCTCCGCACCATTCACCAGAGGCAAAGGCAAGACAGTCGTGTCTAACTCAATGGTATAAGCCTGGTCAGGTACGGGAGAAATGTAAATCTGGCTTTGACCAAATACGGAAAACGCCACAGGTCTGCCAATGTAATTCTGCCAATAGCGCAACTGAGCATTGAACTGCGTCCAAGGCAGGTAAGACAGCGGATAGCGGCTGTTCCCCCAAAAGACGTTAATGTTCAGGATGTCGAGTGTTTGTGTGCTATCTGGCAAACTGGCAAATGGAATAATCTCGCAATTACCAGCGTACTGAAATTCTGCGGTTCCGTTAGTAAATGGGGTAGACGGAGGAAACACGCCACCTGTTAACGGATACTGCGGAGGATCATCACCTGTGGTTCCAGCCGTGGTCACCACATAGGTAAAGATGTTAGAAAAGATCAGGTCGTTCAGATTAACTGCGGTATTAGCAGCCCAAGCAACAGGAGTGCCGGTATAGCCTACTGGGGCTATGGGCGTTTGAGAAACCTGAAGTTTTCTGAGGCAACCCGTATCTCTGGCAACACGTTCTCGCCCTGAGTTAATGTAGTCAGTTAACTCAGAATCGGAATAGAAGTTTCCATTCGCATCGTGCAGAAGCCTTCTGACCTCCGTGATATACGAATTGAGAGTTGCCATTTAATATCCATATTTAAGCGGCTTTTTCGACTGTTCTCCCCCGCTGTGCTTTAGGCACAAGGGGGGTTACTGAGTCATCGCCAGGGGATAAAAAGCGATCTTGTTTCGGTTTGTCTTGGGTTATCTCAAACTTCTCCAACTTCTTGAGGGCATCCTCAATATCGTTGGTTGATATGCACAACCCAATTCTCACCATCGCAGGAACTTTATTTTCCTGCTCATAACCGAATAGGTGACGCGCAACGGCAACGTCCACTTCCACAGGTTCGTTTACAGGGAACTTGTAGGTCTTGTAAGCGTATTCGTCGATCAGAGGTTTCTCACCCCGATTGGTCACATATACAGTTGTCATAGCGTTACGATGTCACCATAAACAGTAATGTCGCAAGTTGCGCTCGATACCGCAGTACCCACTTTTACATACAGTGAGCCAGCCGAGTAAACCGTTGTAGCGGCAGCAGTTGCAAGAGCAACGTCTTGGAATGTGCTGCTGCTAGTAACGGAAGACAAGGTAACGGCATTACTAACAGCGTTGGAAGCATTACCATCGTTAGAAGTCAGGATGGTAATGTTCCCCGTTGAAATATTGCCGCTTGCGTTAGCAACCACAATCCTGCGAACAATGTATGTGCTGCCACCCACAACAGGAAGTTGGGCTACTGCATTACCAGTGGAACCAACAGAAATCGCAGTTCCAGCAGCAATCGCAAAGTTACCAAAACCATCGGGGTACAGCGAACCTACATGGTTTGCATTCATGTTGGCTCCTTAGGTGTTGTAAGTGCCGCTGACTGCCTGACCACCATCAACGGTGAACAGGGTAATAGTCGGCGTACCTGCCAGCACGTTAGCACGGACGTTAGTACCGTCAGCGATAAACAAGCCACCAGTGTTGTTAGCAACTACAACCGCCCAAGAAGCATTACTGATGTTGCCAGTAGTGTCCTTATTCAACTCAATGGTGACATTGGCTGTTGGGGTGATGTAGTAAGTACCAGCGGGGAGCGTAACGGTGGCATTACCAGCCGAGTAAGCCTGGAAATAAGCACCTGCGCCGTTGGTGGCTGCATTAGCCAGAAGAATTTTATTAAGACCGAGTGACATGACTATTTCTCCTTACAGTGTGAGAGAGTTGTAGCCCGTCACCTTGGTCATCGACTTCGGCTTGGTATTAACCAGTTCAGCGATTGTCAGCACTGCGCCAACATAGCCGATCTGCCAGTTCGGGAGAGTCGATTCAAAGCCCGTGAACACAAACGAACCTTGCTCATGGATGTAGAGCGAGAGGTAGTTGCTGTTCAGGAAGTACACAGTACCTTCGGGGCAGTAGGGATCAGGATAGATGGGTACACCAGCAACCATCAGCGCACGGAATGCAGCCTGTGGGCCATTGGCATCACCGTCAAAACCGTTGCCTGGGGTAATCATGTACTGCTCTTGACCAACAAAGTCTTGAGCCAGCAGAGTCCAAGTACCGAAACCGCAAACACCAAAGCTAGGAACTTCAGCGCCGTTCTTCACAGTACCGGAAATGTACTGAAGAATGTTTTGACGGGTTGGGTTAACCGAACCAGCGGCGTACTGCTTCGACTGCCACCAGGTGTAGGTCGAACGGTCGATGTTGCCGTAAGTGCCGGACGAGGACACAGCGGCTGGCAGACCGATGAACTGCTGGGTGTTAGTCGTGTTGTTGTACAGAGCCGTTGCCATCGCGTCCATCATGACGTTGGTCGCGTCGTTCATACGCGCTTCAATCAGAGGGATGATAGCTGCGTCTTGCTGAACTGCACCTTCCATCCCGAGGAACGGAACTGGAGCAATCATCAGCTTCAGGTTGAAGTCAGCGTTGTAAGCACCCTGCTGAACGGATGGTTGAGCGAACGAGCCGCTGTAATCCGACCACTGAGCATTTACAAACTGAGAACCCTGGACGGGAACAGTAACGGACGAAACACCACCAGAAGCCTGTTGCGAGTTAGCAATCAGAGCCGCCATCAGCGGTGTTGAGTTATAGAGTTGTACGACCAGCTTCGGAATAAACGCCCTACGGGTTACGTATGTAAGTTCCGTAAATTGCGTACTACCCGTTGCCGGAAGAATACCGCCACCAATAGGCATAGTTTATCTCCGAGTCAAAGAATCCCCTGTTTTACAAACCAATGGGTCGCGGATTTTTCCGCAACTCATTGAGTGCTTTTGATGCTTCATCCCGTGCGCCAGCAGTCGGGTTCTTCCAGTATTTCGACAGGTCGAACTTGTTGATAGCAGACGGGTTATAGCCGGTAGGTGTTGGGGCAGCGGATTGCTGCATCCAGCGCCAATATTCTGCGGCTACTTCGTGGTTAGTAATACCTTTGTCCAGCATCACTTTCTCCACTTCATCAATATCTTCGTCCTTGTCAATCAGACCTTTCGCCTTGAGTTTGTTACGACGGGAGTTCAACTCATCCATCGCATCTTTCTCGCGTAATCTGGCTTCCAGTTGCTCTACACGTTCATTGGCTTTTTGTACCGCTGAGTGTGTGTATTCCTCAATTTCCAATTCTGGAATAGGCATATCTGGTCTGATTTTCTTGGTCAGACGCAACATATCCTTGCGAGTAGCAGGATTTTCAGCCAGTTGACGAGCCAGCATTGCTAGTTCGTCGCGGCTTTCAGGTGAAAGATCTTCTAGTGACATGGTATCCCCTTAGTTGTTTAGATAACGCGCTTACCGTCACCAGGCTTCTGAACTTGCATCTTGTTC